GGTTATTTTAAAAAGGATAAACTTGGTCAAGTTACAACTAAATTTATAAAGACTAATACATATTTTAAAACACCTCTTAATCGTTATCAACAAAGTCATTATCTTATATACGCACTTCAACTATCAGGTTATGCTGCACTTGTAGAAAGACTTGGTTATACTAATAAAGGTATTGTATTAGCACACATTAGAGAAGAACTTACATATGCTATTGGAAAAACAGTTACAGACTTACATCAAATGATATATCTTAAAGAAGACATTAATAATCTTTTTGACCATCATTTTGAATTCCTTCTTTAATTGGAAAAACAGTTACAGACTTACATCAAATGATATATCTTAAAGAAGACATTAATAATCTTTTTGACCATCATTTTGAAAATTTTACAAACTTACAAGCAACTATATTATGATAGAGCCTAAAGATGTTGAAAAACATATTAAAGATGATTGTTGTATATATGCTTGACAAAGATAAACAACATAGAGACAAAAGTTTAATCAGTGCTGAATTTGGAACTAGATTTAGAAAGCTAAATACTGATAATAATAAAGAAGAAAGCAAACGTTAAAGTGAGGCTTTCTTGCGCTGCCTTTTGGGGAATTTAAAAGTATAAAACTAGTTGATATGGATATAGATTTAAAAGATATTATTGATGAAGATTTAGATAGTTTACTTACAGATGAAGATGAACCGTTTTATAGATATATAAAATCTGATAAATCTCAATATAAGAAAGCTTCTGAAACTATTAATCCTAAAACAGGTAAACATTATGTTGACCCTTATGATTATATATTAGTTGATAATAATGGTCATTTTTTAATGAACATAGATTTTAAATTCATACATACTAATCTATTTAGAAAAGCTGCACTTACATATAAAAGAGCAGGTAAATATACTCCTTATACAATTGATTCTATACCTTACGAAAAGTTTAGAAAAAGAGAAGAACATAGACGTAGGAATGGAATGAATGCTCCATGTAGATTAAATCCTGATGGTACAATTACTGATTTACATATTACTGGAGAGTTTTATAACTTTCTTAATTATGGTAGAGTACAGATACTTGATGAAGAAGCTTTAAAAGCAAATGAAGAGATTGTTCCAACTAAGAATTTTGATTTCCCTAAATTTATTGATTTTCAGTTTTGGTATACTACTGTTAAAAACTTTGCTATACATAATGGTTTAAATCTTATTACACTTAAATCTAGACGTAAAGGTGCATCCTTTATGGAAAGTATTGATAGTGCTAATACACTTAATTTAGACCCACATAAAATAGTTATTCATGCAGCAGGTGATAAGAAATACATTATAAAGTCTGGTGCTATTACTAATATGAGTTATAGACAACTTATATTCTATGAACAGCATACACCGTTTATACGAGGTGGTATAGATGATTATGGCAGAGCCAAAGGTTTATTGTCAGATAATCTTGAAGAAATTGAATTAGGTTATAAACTTAAAAATAAAACTAAAGCTGGTTGGGGAAGTACATTGTTTTCTGTATCTACTCGTAATGAACCTGGTGCAGCTGTTGGTAAAGATGCTGTTAAAATTAAATGTGATGAGCTTAACGACTTTCCAAACTTTAGTGACTTTATGTCTGTAACTAATCCTACTGTAACTACTGGTGCATTTAAGACTGGTATGATTTCAGCTTTTGGTACAGGTGGTGCTAAAGAAGGAAACTGGGCTGAATTTGAATCTAATTATTACAATACTGTCAAATATGATTTTATGACTTTTGGTAATACGTGGGATAAAGATAGTGAAAATGAAGGTATAGGTTTCTTTATGCCTTATTGGTGGGGATTACAAGGTATTGATTTAGATGGTAATTGGGCTTTAGATGAAGATGGTAATACTAACTATGCAACAGCTATAAAGATATCTAGAGCTGAACGTAAGCTTAAAAAGCTTGATTCAGGTATTGGTAGAGATTATATTTTATTCTGTTCTCAATATGCAAATAGACCTAGTGAAGCATTTAATTCTGGAACTGAAACTATACTTACTTCTTTAGAACTTAAAGAACATATAAAGAATGTTAAGATAGATAAACGTTTACATTTTTGGACTGATGGAATGGTAATTCAAACTGATGAAGGTCCTAGATTTAAAAGTAATGATTGGCTTGAAACTAATAAATATAAGACACATCCATATATAGAAAAAGTACCATTTAATTCTAATGAAGATTTTGCTGGTTGTACTAGAATGTTTCATAGACCTTTTGTTGTAGATGGAGAAATACCTAAGAATTTATATTTTGCTACATATGACCCTGTAGGTTCAGAAATAAATGAAGGTGAAATTGAAGATAGACATTCACTTGCTTGTGTTCAAATATGGATGGCTCCAAATAATATTGCAAATAGTAGTGGTAAGATACTTGTAGCTACTTGGGTAGGTCGTAGAGATACTCAAAAAGAAATGGATGAGATAGTTTTAGATTTACTTAACTTTTATAATTGTAATGTACTTCCTGAAATGGATAGGGGTAACATTAAAGCTAACTTTAAAAGTATAGGTCAATTACATAGGATACTACCAGACCCTACTGAAATAGAACTTAATCGTAATGTTAAATCTGGAACTAGAAGGTCTTATGGTATTATCATAGGTAAAGGAACTAGAAAACTTGATGGTGTAGATTATTTTAAAGATTTCCTATATGAAAAAGTAAGTATTGATAAAAATGGTAAAGTACTTAGACGTTTTCATTTTATTTATGATTTACCTCTATTATTAGAGATTGATAAATTTAAGTTTAAAGGTAACTTTGATAGAGTATCTTCTGCTATAGTTGCAATGTTCCAATTCAACTATTATACATCTAAAAAGATAAAACAATATACAAGGACTAGAAACAAGAAAAATAATCTTGAATCTATGCTTTTGGGAAAAAAATAAATACTCTTTAACTAATCTATATTAAAGATGAAAGATAAGAATATTGAAAAACAAATGATACTATATATGTTAAAGAGATTAAAACATTTATAATTATGAATAGTTATTCAAAAGATAATGGAGCTGAAATATATCGGCAACATAAAACTACATTTGAAGAAAAAGGTAATAAAGAATGGTATGAGAATATATTAGATTATTATATAGATTTAGCAAAAAATCTAAATGATAAAAGTGTTACTCGTGATTCTTTAAATGCTGCTAAAGGTGTTATTCCTGAAGATGTTTTTAATGAAGTTTTAGACCAAATCAACGATAAGAATATGAAGGTCAAAATTACAGAACTTAATATTCTTGATGATGTTGATATTGTAACTCCAATTAAAGAACGTTACATGGGAGAGTTTATTAAAACTCCTAATTTTTATACTGTAACAGTACAAAGTGATGATATTGTACTTGGTGTTAAATCTAAAGTACAAGAATCAATATTCAATGTATTGATAGCGAAATTACAAATACGCTTGAATACAATGATGAATCAAATGAAACAGCAAAATCTTCCAGATGAAGAAGTGCAAAAACAAATACAGAATATAAATATTAAAGATGAAGTAGAAAAAATTAAACAAGAATATTTTGAAAAAGAAGCAAGTAAAGCTAAAAAGATAGTTGAGTTTTTTAGTGCTGAGGCACGTCTTGAAGAAAAGTTTATGCAACTCTTTTATTACTTTTTTGCTACTGAAGAAGTTTATGTTAAATTTGATGCACAAGTAAATCATCTTGATATAGAAATAATTAATCCTGTAAATTATTATAGAATACCTACAAGAGATAATATCTTTACAGAAGATGATGAAGCTGGTATAATAGCATATAAAAAATCTATTAAAGATATACTTGATGAATTCGGTGATGAACTTACTGATGATGATGTTAGATATCTTGAAGGTTTGCTAGGTAGAGTTGAAAATACTATTCTGAGTATACCTGTTAATATGATTGAAAGTAGATACATATCTAATAGTGCAATGTTTAGTAATATTAAAAAGAAACTTGGTACTAATAAAGAATCTGTATTTGCTAATAATATTAATTCTGTTGATACATATGAAATATATTTTAAAACTAAACGTAGAGTTGGTACATTAAAGTATTATGATATTAATGGAGTTTCTCAAACTAGACCTGTAGGTGATACTTATGAATTAGATGTTGATAATGGTGACATTGAAATTGAATGGTTTTGGGAAGATGAAGTTTGGAAAGGTTATAGATTCGGTGGTGAAAGTGGAAATGGTGCTGGGGTTTATATTAAACCTAAACCTATACTTGTACAACGTGATGAACTTTCTGTTTTAAATTCTTCTAAACTTCCAATTATAGGAGTAGGTAGTTTACTATATGAATTTGGTCGTAAACCTATTCCTGCACGTATGCTTAGTCATCAAGCTTTTTATATTATTTTAACTAATAAATATAGAAAAGAAATAGCTAAGTTTCATGGTTTTGTTAATCTTATTGCTGAAAGTATATTAAGTGATAGTGATGAATTTAGTCAAGATTCTCGTCTTGAATATATGTTTAAAGATAATCTTTTAATATTCAATGATGCTGAAGTTGATGTTAATATATTACAAGCTTTAAGGACTATTGGTAATGAAGGTCAAGCAACTTATATTCAAACTATAGGTCAAATGCGTGATTCAATTAAAGCCGAAGCTTGGGATTTAGCTAATATGAATGCTGAACGTTTTGGTCAAATTGATACTAGAGGTGGTAAAGGAAATACTGAAGAAGCTATACGTAGAGTTTCAACTGGTTCTACATTACTATTTACAATGTTTGATATGTTTAAAGAAAGACTTTATCAAGCAACTTCTGATTATGGTAGAATTGTATATATTGATGGTATTCAAACTGACTTTATGAATAAACATAAAGAAGTAATTGAACTTGATGTTAATCATGAAGAACTTATTTCATCTGAAATGGGAATTCATTTTACAGTTAATCATTTAGAACGTGAAAAATTAGAAATGATTAGAAATTCAATTGTATCTAATTCTGTTCAAACAGGAAATACTTTAGATGCTATTAATGCTCTTCACGAAAATGATTTAGAAAGTCTTAAGATTCATGCTGAGAAACTTCAAAAAATGAAGGAACAAAGAGAAGAACAAATGGCTAAGCAAGAACAAGAAGCTAAGAAGTATATTGAAGATAAGAAAGAAGCTGTTGAGAAAATGAAGCTTGATGGTTCACTTAAAGAAGTTGATTTAAAAGGTAAATATGGTTTACTTGAAAAAGATAAAGATATATTTATAAAGATGTTAGAATTAAAAGCTGCTGCTGATTTGGCTGCTTCTGGGGATGATGCCAATGGTAATGGTGTTCCTGATAATTATGCTAATAGTTCTGCCTTTGATGAAGACTTAAAATATCTTGAAAGTGAAATTAAACGCCAACAAATAGAACTAAATAAATATAAAATTAAAAATGAAAAAAAGGGTAAACCTGTTTCTAAAAGTCAGTAGATAAGACAATCTATTGATATTTCTAACTGATACTCAATTATATAAGCATAGACACTCTAATAGTGTGGATAATCTGTTATACCTATTATATATACTATTAAAATGTTTATGCTTAAAATAAATGTATTATATTTGTAATCACAATAATAATAATATAAACTTTGTAATTATGGGAGAAAGAATTAAACTTCCTATTGGTGGTAACGTAGCTGTAAACGATGACACACATGGAAATGATAATGATAATCATAATAATTTTGATGACAATAACAATAATAATAATGATGTCAATAATCAAAATGATGATGATAATCACGATGATAATCACGATGATAATCAGAACAATAATAATGATGATGATAACCAAAATAATAATCAAAATGATGATGACAATCAAAACAATAATGATGACAATCAAAATGATGACGATGATGGTGGTGATATAATTGAAGTTGAAATTGGCGATGATGTTTTTAAATTAGATAAAGATGGAAACGCTGTTGATGAAGCTGGTACTATTAAATATACTGCTGAACAACTCAAAGACTTTGATGAAGAAGATGTATCTGGTTTTGATTTAATTGACTTAACTCAAATTAAACCTGTTGATACAGAAGGTAATCCAATCCAATATGAAAATACACCTGATGGTCGTAGAAAATATATTGAAGATGTTTATAAAGCTGGTGCAATCGAGAGAGCAAATCAAATCATTGAACAACGATATGCAGCTAATCCGTTAATTAAAACAGTTAGCGAATATATAATTGCAAATGGTTCTCTTGATGGATTTAGTGAAAAACAACTTACTAGACAACCTCTTACTGATGATTCAACAGAAGAAGATTTAATTGCTATAATTCGTTCAGCACGTAAAATGAAAGGTGATAGTGAAGTAGAAATTGCAAATATTGTTTCATGGGCAAAGTCCGATGGAAAATTAAAAGAACTTGCAGGAACTTCTGATGAATATCTCGCTCATGCAGAAAAAGCTCAACGTGATGAAATTGCTGCTAAAGCAAAACAAATTGAAGAACAACGTGTTGAAACTAATCGTAAATACGTTTCCAACCTTACAAATACCATTATTAATGGTAAGCTCAAAATTGCTGATAAAGAACTAATCATCCCCGCTAACTTAACAGTTAAAACTGAACAAGGTACTAAAGTTGTACCTAGAGAAGAACTTATTAAGTATGCTACACAAATTGGTCAATATCGTATGCCTAATGGTAAAGTAGTTAATGCTACTCAATATCAAATAGACAAATATACAAGAAACCAAAGTAGGAACATAAATGATGATGTATATGAAATGATAAGCTTATTTACAGGACAAGATAATAGTCAAATATTAAAAGCTGCTGTAAACAATCATAAAGCTAATACAATACGTAAAAAATTGAAAGCAAAAGCTAATACCGATAGGACTAATTATAATAATAGTAATAAGCCTAGATTGAAGCTTAAATATAGTAAATAACATAAAAAATAAATATTATGCATATTATAAGAAATCAAGCATATGATAGTACAGAATATACTGATGTAAACTTTCTGTATGGTAATCAACTTGTAGATGTTCCTACTATTAGTAAGAATATGACTTATCTTTATGGCAAAGATAGTAATATGTTTCCTTTAACTTATACAACAGAAGGTCAAGACGCTCTTTCAAGTGTTGAAACTAAACGTTTAAATGATACTCAATACACGTGGGACGTGATGGGTCGTTTACGTTTAACTTCTAAAGTTGTTGGTGTTATTGGTGCATCTACAAATAAAACTGGTGTTGGATTCAGTACATTTGAAGTTGAATTTGAAGATAGTTGGTTTATCAAAGACTATTCTGCAACAACTCCTGATGGACAACATCAAGTTCGTATTCAAGGTAAAGGCTCAAGACCTAATACCTATATGATGGTAATCGTATCTGGTAATCCTGATGAATACATTAGTCAAGATAACTTCCAATCTGGAAAATCATGGGTTATGGGTGCTCCTGCTGTAGCAGTATCTAAATCTGATGGTAATAGTTCTAATCGTCAAACTCCAGGTAAACTTACAAATCAATATGGTCTTTATCGTTATTCTATGAATATCGCTGGAAATATTGCTAATAAAGCAACTATCTATCGTTTCGAGAATGAAAGTGGTAATGGTACTACTGATATGTGGATGCCCGAAGAGATGCGTCAATTTGATTTTGACCGTAGAGTTTTCAACGAAAGTGAACTTTGGTATTCTAAGTATAATCGTGATGAGTTTGGTAATGTAACTACAGTTGATGATACAACTGGAGAAGTAGTTCCTAAAGGTGCTGGAATCAAAGAAATGATTACAGAAGCTGGTAATCACTCTAGTTATACTACTCTTACACTTGATAAATTAGAAAGTACAATTAACCGTATCTTCGCTAATTATCTTGGTGAAACTGAACCTGAAATTGTACTTTATACTGGTGCTGGTGGTCTTCGTGAATTCCATCGTGCAATCACAAATGATGCAACTGCTAAATCTTATTATGAAGCTCTAGGTTTCGAAGAAATCAAATCTCGCGGCAACTACATGGAGTATGGTAAATACTTCCGTTCTTATCGTACAATTGAAGATAAGATTATAACTGTAGTTAATACTAATCTTTTCAATCATGGTCCACGTGCTCAGATGGATATTGCCAATGGTCGTCTTATTAACAACTTCCCAGTTGAATCTTATAATATGGTTTATCTTGACCATTCATTAGATAATAATGGAGAACGTAATATCCAAATGGTAGTTGAAGAAGGTCGTGAATATATGGCTAATATCTACAAAGGTATGGCAAATATTCCTGCTATGTGGGGTGCAGTTGGTGGTAACTTAATTAGTACTCGTAAAGATATCGCTTCTTATGAAGTTATGGAATCTAAAGGTATTAATATGCGTAATGCAGTTACTTCTTTCTGGATGGAAAAAGATTGGGATAAATAAGATAAATTAATTATTAATCATAGTTTAAATAAAGAATTTTAATCTATAAATATAACTATTATGAAATACGAAGTTAATAGAGAAGTGACAATTTTACAAAGAACAAATCCTTCTCCCTTTGTTAAAGCAAATATTGAAGTATATGGAGGAACAAGTAGAGAGCTTGGTGCAAGTAAATTGGCTGAGAATACTCTACTTGCAAACTCCGATTTCCTTAAAGCTGTTCTTCCAACTGTAATTGGATTGGATAAGAACAGTGGAAAATGGCAAGATGTTGTATCTCGTTATTTATATGGAATTGCAATTGATGTTCCAACTGGTGGAAAGATTTTAAATATAAGTGTTGAATTTGATATTGATAGTCCTAAGTATAAAAGTATAGTTACAAAACTAGCTAAACAACTTGGGGTAACAATTAAAACAAATGAAGATTTAGCTAAATATGTTCTTGGATATTCAGAACAAAGTGGCTCAAGATATATGGAGGAAATTGAAGTTATTGAATTTTATCTTATAACTAAAGATGATGTCAAACGTGCTAAGAAAGAAAAATATGAACTTAGTAAGAAGATTAATCGTGTAATGTTAAAGATTGATGAAGATGAGGATTTATTTGATGCTGTTTGTTCAATATTAAATATTAGAGATAATGATATAATTGATAGAGGAATCAAGCTTAACGAAATTGCTAATGATAAGCCTAATGAGATTATAACTATCTTTAAAGATAAACATTTAATGACCAAAGCTAAAATTGAAAATTATATTAATCTAGGTATTCTTAAACGTTTACCTGAAAATAATATGATAGTCGATGCTGATGATGCAGCTATTATTATTGGTAGTAATATGGAAGATGCAATTACTAAAATCACTGTAAAAATATAACAAATGTATAGTACAGCAAAAGAAGTTCATATAGCTATTCAATCAGGGTTAAATCAAATTGACTCTAATAGAAAACGTACACTTAGACCTGAGGAGATTGATTACGCTTTTAATACTTCTATGTTTAAATACATAGAAGAAAGAAGCGTAATTCAACCTTCACCTAACGGTTTATTTGAAACTGTAAAACGAATTGATGATTTAAGTGATATAACTGTTACTGATGCTGTCGAACCTATTTATTTTGATGGCATAAGTAAATATTTTTTAATTAAACCTATTGATTATTACAAGTTTCAAGATTTAGCTGTACGAGTTAATTATGATTGTAATGAACGAGATATTATATATCTTGATAGAATGGTTGTATTAAATATATTACCTTTTAATGAACCTCAAAATGCAAGTGATTATTCTACATTTGAATT